AAGGATTTCTACACAAAGGGTTGGCAAAAATTTATTGAGTATAATATAATTGACGTTGAACTTGTTGACCGTTTGGAAGACAAGATGAAACTGATTGAGTTGGCATTGACTATGGCATATGATGCTAAAGTTAATTACAATGATGTATTCTATCAGGTACGGATGTGGGATACTATAATTTATAACTACTTAAAGAAAAGGAATATAGTTATTCCTCCTAAAAATCGTTCATCTAAAAACGAAAAATACGCAGGTGCTTATGTCAAGGAACCGAAACCAGGACGCTATGATTGGGTTGTCAATTTTGACCTCAATAGCCTGTATCCTCATCTTATTATGCAGTACAACATCTCCCCAGAGACCCTCTGGGAGACTCGACATCCCAGCTCGAGCGTTGAACGGATTCTAAATGAAGAGGTAACAGACTTTAATTCTGAATATGCTACATGTGCAAATGGAGCACAATATAGAAAAGATGTGCGTGGATTTCTACCAGAGTTGATGGATAAGATGTATGGGGATCGTGTGGTCTTCAAGAAGAAGATGATACAAGCAAAAAAAGATTATGAAAAGAAACCATCAAAGGCACTTGAAAAAGAAATCGCAAGATGCAATAATATCCAGATGGCAAAGAAGATATCGCTTAACAGTGCTTATGGTGCTATTGGCAATCAGTATTTTCGATATTACAAATTGGCTAACGCTGAAGCCATTACCTTAAGTGGTCAAGTTTCTATCCGTTGGATAGAAAATAAAATGAACCAGAAGATGAACAAGATTTTAAAAACGGAGGATGTTGATTATGTTATTGCTTCAGATACTGATAGTATTTACTTGCATGTGGGCCCTTTGGTTGAGACTGTATACAAGGGGAGAGAGAAAACTAATGAGGGCGTTGTGTCGTTCCTTAATAAGGTCTGTGAAATGGAATTTGAGCCTTTTATTGAAAGTTCTTACCAAGAACTGGCCGACTACGTAAATGCTTATGATCAGAAGATGTTTATGAAACGTGAGAACATTGCTGATCGTGGAATATGGACTGCCAAGAAAAGATACATCTTAAATGTATGGGATAGTGAGGGTGTTCGATATGAAGAACCCAAATTAAAGATGATGGGTATTGAGGCAGTTAAATCTTCTACACCAGCACCTTGTCGTCAAATGATTAAGGATGCATTGAAGATAATGATGAATGGAACAGAGGATGAGGTTCAAACTTTTATTCAGAAGTGTCGTAAGGAATTCAAGACTTTACCACCAGAGGAAATATCATTCCCACGCTCTGCATCTAATGTAGAGAAGTATAAGGCACATGCTACAATATATGCAAAAGGAACTCCTATACATATACGGGGTGCATTATTATACAACCATTATGTCAAACAACATAAGTTGGATAATAAGTACTCTCTCATCCAGAACGGCGAAAAGATTAAATTCTGTTACCTGAAAAAACCCAATATTATTCACGAGAATATTATTTCGTTTATTCAGGATTTTCCTCATGAAACAAATCTTGCCAAATACATTGATTATGACTTACAATTTGAGAAAGCATTTCTGGAACCACTCAAAGCAATCCTTAATGCGATTGGTTGGGGTGTTGAGAAAACTGTAACATTAGAGGCATTTTTTATCTAAATGGACTTACCTATCAACGATAAAGATTTAGCAACAATAGTCAATGCTCTCTCTTTAGGAGGGGATGCTAGACTATATCATTTATTAAAGGAAGTTAAAGAGGTCAGGGAACTAAATCCTGATGGACCTTATAAGAAAATTTTACGTGAAGAAAAGGGGATGGTAATATGATTTTAGTATTCATTATAGTTGGATTGTTATTTTTTATTATGGGTTATGGACTGTGGTTAACAGTTGGGCCAGGAAAGAATGATTTATCAGATCCTATTGACGAACATGCTAAAATGCATGAACTAGGAATAGCACATGGACACGGTGGAAACAGAGGTGCATATGAAATGTCTGGTAAACTTGAACACAATCACGATTAATTATGTTTTTTAAAAAGGTGAGTTTAGTTACTGGTGGATTTGATCCAATCCACAGTGGTCATATATCATACTTCGAGAGAGCAAAGGATCTCTCTAACTATCTTGTAGTAGGAATTAATACTAACGAGTGGTTGACTAGAAAGAAGGGACAATATTTTTTACCTTGGATAGAACGTGCGGAGATTATCCGTCACCTTGATATGGTAGATGCTGTTATTTCTTGGGATGATAGTGATGATTCAGCACTTGGTGCTATTGCTAAATGCTTGGAGATTTCTGAAAAGGTTGTCTTCTGTAATGGTGGTGATAGGACAAAAACTAACATACCAGAACAAAAAGGATATGATGATGATCCTAGAGTAGAGTTTGTTTATGGTACTGGTGGTGAGGATAAAATGAATAGTAGTTCTTGGATCCTCAATAGTTATTTTGATCGTCAACGTACATTATTAGGTATTTAATTATGGATTTTTTAAAAGACATTGTAAAGGAAATAGGGGATGACTTCACCCAACTCGCAGCAGACATCGACGAAGAAGAACAGTACATCGACACAGGTTCGTACATCTTTAACGGACTGGTTAGCGGTTCCATTTTTGGTGGCGTATCTAGCAATAAGATTACTGCCATCGCTGGTGAGTCTAGTACTGGCAAAACTTTCTTCTCCCTCGCAGTTGTCAAGAACTTTTTGGACAATAATCCTGACGGTTACTGTCTCTATTTCGATACTGAAGCTGCTGTTAATAAGTCTTTATTAGAATCCCGTGGTGTAGATTTAAATCGTACAGTTGTTATTAATGTAGTAACGATTGAGGAATTCCGTACCAAGGCATTGAAGGCAATTGATAAATATCTTCAAATGCCAATAGAGGATCGCAAACCATGTATGTTTGTGTTAGACTCTCTTGGAATGCTCTCCACAGAAAAGGAAATCAGAGACGCACTGGATGATAAACAGGTGCGTGACATGACCAAATCCCAATTGGTGAAGGGTGCATTTAGAATGTTAACTCTCAAACTTGGCCAAGCGAATGTTCCACTCATTGTCACGAATCACACGTATGATGTCATCGGAGCTTATGTTCCAACTAAAGAAATGGGAGGAGGTTCGGGACTCAAGTACGCAGCGAGTACAATCATATATCTCGGAAAGAAAAAGGAAAAAGATGGAAAAGAAGTCATCGGAAACATTGTCAAAGCTAAGACGCATAAATCACGTTTAAGTAAAGAGAATAAGCAAGTAGAGATACGTTTGTATTATGATGAACGTGGTCTTGATAAGTACTATGGTCTTCTAGAATTAGGAGAGATAGGAGGACTGTGGAAGAATGTTGCTGGACGTTATGAGATCAATGGTAAGAAAGTATATGCAAAAGCAGTATATAAAAATCCAGAAGAATACTTTACTCCAGAAGTGATGCAAGCCCTTGACGAGATTGCACAGAAAGAGTATAGTTATGGGTAAGTTTATAAAGGTAATTAAAACTGGAATTGATGTAAGTAAAGTAACCGAACAACTTCGAAAGAATCCTGCTGATTGGAATCATCAGAAGAAAGAAGAAGGTGTTCGGTCTTTAGTTGATGAACATGGTTTTGATGATCTCCCTGTAAGTAACCTTCAACTCACTATAGGTGCTGTACAAAAGAAGGAAGATTTTGTAGGAGATTCAGAACTAAATGTTAATACTCCTGCATATAAACGTCATACTGAAATCCTTAAACTTATTAAAGAAGAGTTTGGGAATAAGGAAATCTATCGTTGTGGATTTCTTGCTTTGCCAGTTGATGAATATGTAGGAGCACATATTGATGAAGGTACTTACTATAAGACAAAGGATAGATATCATTTATCAATTGTTGGCGAGTACCAATATTTCACAGGATGTGATACTATAGTAGTCAAACCAGGAACTCTTTTTTGGTTTGATAATAAGCAACCTCATGGTGCAGTTAATACTGCGGATGAGACTAGAATTACATTTGTATTTGATGTTGCTCATTCTTCCACTAACCCACAGCATGGAATTGATTGATGGAGAACGTTGAGTTTCTAATTCTTAGAAACCTCTTACATAATGAAGAATATGTTCGCAAAGTAATTCCTTTTGTTAAAGCAGAATACTTTGAGGATACTAAACAGAAAGTTATCTTTGAGGAAATTTCTAAATTTGTTGGTGAATATAATCAACCAGCAACAAAGGAGATTTTATGTATTGAAATAGAAAAGAGAAATGATATTAATGACAGTTCATTTAAAGAGATTACTGATACAGTTGCAGCACTTGTAGATGATCCAGCAGATTTTGAATGGTTGGTAAATACTACAGAGAAATGGTGTCGTGATCGTGCTATTTACTTGGCACTATTAGAATCTATTTCACTTGCAGATGGTAAAGATGAAACACAAAACAGAGATGCCATTCCTACAATATTATCAGATGCTTTATCTGTATCATTTGACACTCATATTGGACACGACTATTTAAATGACTATGAAGAAAGGTATGAGTCGTACCACAGGAAGGAAGACAAGATCGAATTTGATCTCGAATACTTCAACAAAATTACGAAAGGTGGTCTACCGAATAAGACTCTCAACATTGCTCTTGCTGGCACAGGGGTTGGAAAGTCTTTATTTATGTGTCATGTGGCAAGCTCAACTTTGCTCCAGGGAAAGAACGTCCTCTACATCACTCTCGAAATGGCAGAGGAAAAGATTGCGGAGAGGATCGATGCTAATTTACTTAATGTCGCAATACAAGATATAACAGATCTTCCAAAGCAGATGTATGAGACCAAGGTTACAAACCTTGCACAGAAGACACAGGGAACATTAATTATTAAAGAGTATCCTACTGCATCTGCACATAGTGGACATTTCAAAGCATTACTTCAGGAACTGGCATTGAAAAAATCATTTAGACCTGATATAATATTCATAGACTATCTTAATATTTGTGCGTCATCAAGATATAGAGGAAACTCAACAGTCAATTCCTACTCATACATCAAAGCAATCGCAGAGGAACTACGGGGTCTCGCAGTTGAGGCGAACCTTCCGATTGTATCTGCCACTCAAACTACTCGTAGCGGGTTTGGTAGTTCTGATGTTGAGCTTACTGACACCTCTGAATCCTTTGGACTCCCTGCTACTGCTGACCTTATGTTTGCCCTTATTTCTACAGAAGACTTGGAAGGGTTGAATCAGATATTAGTTAAGCAACTTAAGAATAGATATAATGATCCTACTATCTTTAAGAGATTTGTTGTAGGTATTGATAGAGCAAAGATGAGATTGTATGATTGTGAGCAAAGTGCTCAAGAAGATATTATTGACAGTGGACAAGAAGACGAGTATAATGATAAAAAGGAAAAGAAAGCATTTACTGATTTTAAATTCTAATGACTGTAGACACTGAAAAATATCTTGACTTCGTTGCTGGAGTTACAAGTTTTCCTAGTTCTGATTTACCTGCATTACTTGCTCGTGCAACAGAACTAGATGTTGAAAATGATTGTGATGTTCCTAGGTTATTGACTGCTGCACTTGGATTAACTGCAGAGTCTGGTGAGTTTACTGAAGTAGTAAAGAAGATCTTACTTCAAGGTAAACCATATAATGAAGAGAATGTTTTCCATATGAAGAGGGAACTGGGTGACATC